GTTTGAAATTCATAATAAACTGTTTTTAGTTAAAAAATACCTTTATTAATGGGATTCGTCCCAAGACTCTTTTAACAATCCACAAGTTTGACACTCTAAATGACCATCGTGATCAGAATCTCCCCATGTATGTTGACACTGTCTGTGCGCATGATGTTCGAACTCTAATTTTTCCATTTCTTGCTTGTGCTCTTGTTGATCTACTTCTAATATTTGTCTGTGCTCTTGCTCGTCTTTGGTTAAGTCGTAGTTTTGTTTGTTTTCTACTACCGCCAATTCTCTTGCCGCTTGAGCTCCTGCGATGAATGCGTCTGGAATTAAAGGAGTTACTGGTTTGTTGGTTTCTTTCATGTCATTTGTGTGAGATAGCGAAACTCCGTCCTCTTCGTCTGCTTTTTGTACTAGCATCTTATCTTTATCAGAATCAGAGTAGTAGTAGTCAATGATTTTACCGTAACTACCGATAAATGCACCCAATAATAACATTAACAACTCTTTCCAAGCTGCAGCCATTGGTGCTTGAATTAGAATTGCTACGAATATGCCCGCAGTGATTAGTATAAATAGACCTAATACCATGGCAGTAATGTACCACCTCTTGGTCATTATGTCTTTCAGTAAATCCGCAAATTTAGAACTTTGTTGCTCTTTATTCATTTTCTTTATTTTTTATATTACCAAGCTGCTGGCTTCTCTTTAAATTCATCTGCTTCTTTCTTAGGTTTTGCAGCAGGTTTTTCTTTTACTGTTTCTTTCTCTTTGATAATAACAGTCTTACCACCGCCGCTATTGCTTTGTTGCTGAGTGTTATTGATATTGATTACTGGAGCAGCTTGTTGTACTGGTGCTGCAGCGTCATCTCCGCCTCCTGTTAATTTGTTTGTGATAAAGCCACCAACGCCCAAAGTAACTGTGCTTACTAAGGTAATGATAATTCCTTTGAAGGACTTACCAGTTGATTCTTGTTCTACTTCTTCTGACATATTATGTTATTTTATAATTAATGGATATTTTGTTTCTTTTCCGCTTATATCTATAAATATCAAATCGTAGTCCTTTTTAGCCAACGTAGAAAGATCGTAAACTTTCTTTGTGGTGATATCTGTAGCGGTGAATCCGTCCTTCTTTACTGGTTCGTCGCTTCCAAAAGGAATGATCTGAACTGAATACTTTGAACCTACTGTGGTTTCGAACTCTGCAGTTACTACGTTACCCACTTGATAGATAGACTTGATAGAAGTAGAAGTAGATTTTACACCTAGATCTATAACTTGAGGTGCAGGTACGTCTATTTTTGTACACGCAGCCAAGAACATAACTGATATTAGTATTAATTTTTTCATATTAGAAGTTGTTGTATCCTGTTAATTTAATGTTAGTTGTATTCAAAACTACGCCCAATTGATTGCCTTTATTATCGCTAGCATCCATTGTTTGAGATACTTTTAAAGAAGTAAGTACATCTACACCATCTCCAATTGTTGAGAACTTTAACTTGAATGGCAAATTAACGCCTTTAATTGGATTTGAATTGTTTTGATCCAATGCACCGAATTTAACTACTCCGTTCTTAGCGTTAGCAAAAACAAACCAACTGTTAGGTAGTGTGGAAGCTAATTCTTCGAACTTGATTTTGTTAGGATCGTACACAAACTCTAATTGTAAACCTCCTACGCTATTGCCCTTTGTGTCTATGTTAACTGGAATTTCAATTACATTTGAGGTCACTGTTTGATTCGAAAGGTTTACGTCTATTGAAGTGTAAGCAAAATCTGTATTAATATAAGGTCCTGTACTCGCCATTGACATTTTATTAATTGCTTCGTTAAACGCTACATTCATTTGTAAACTTGGAATAGCGTTTGTTTGAACAGTGCTTGATCCACCAGCAGTTGTTACTACTTGAGATGAATGAGATCTGTTTACGTCTCCCCATAAAATATACTTTAAATCTAATACTGCATTCGTACCCAATGTACCAGTTTTAAATATAGTTTTAGGATATGTGATCGTATTCCAGTTTGTTGTTGTAATAGCTCCCCAAGAATTATTAACCGATGTATTCATTTCGAACTCAGCTCTAAAATTATAATCAGTAGTATTCTGTCTTATATACGCAGCATAAGTTGAAGTTCCGTCTGTCGCTTTAGTAAACGATGATGGTACTTTATATAAGGCCCAAGCTGCGTCTTCACTCATATATTCAACAGGTCCTGTGTACACATCAAACAATTGAACACTCTTTATTTGATTTGGAGTAGTACCAGCTGGAAATTCTCTCATATCAATTCTTAAAGCACTTACTCCGGTAGAATAGCTATTTGGAGAAACGTACGCCCATTCTACTTGACCGTATACAGTTGTTGCGTCAGCGGCTTTCCAAGTAGGTAAACTCATCCATCCTCCGCTACCAGCAGTGTATCCAGCAGGCAATGTCATCAGCGTATCTTTTCCTGCAACTTGACCTAATAATCTAGGTAAGTCTCCACCGTCTATTACTTTATTCTTATTAATATCTGCTGCGTACAAAGCTTGACCTGTATTTAAGTTAAGACCTTTTGTTGGAGTTAATCCCATAGAAGTGAACTCCGCTTGAGCAGTTGTAAAGTCAGATATAGTTATTGCACTGTTGTATATGTCGTATATCTTATCCATATTGTGCATCAAACTAACATCGTATACTGTATTCGCTGTCAATAAGGATTGATTAATATCTGCAGTTCCGTCTGCTAATACAGAGAACAACTGTCCTTGATTAGTAAGAGTATCTCTGAAAGATAATTTTAAAGCAGATAAATTATATAAGTTAGAGTTTAAATCAACTTTAGCAGACACATACTTACCGAAGTTTTGGTTCATTGTGACTGCAGTTGATAAAGGCGATTCCATTATAGTAGCCTCTTGAACTCCGGCTGCATTCCAACCCGCTACGAAGTTTAATTTAATAGGATTGAATGTATAAGCCGTTGATGCTGCTTTTAATCTAAACACATACACAATTAATCTATCATAGCTTGTATAAGGCATTGCATTCGATGTAGACCAAGTCAACGTAGTTCTTAAAATAGCATTAGCTCCACCTGCTCCATTAAATGTGTAGCTAGCGTACTGGTAGTTAGCTGTACCGTTAGCTGTGTTGTTAGCGCTATTACCAGAAGTTGTGGAATTCCAAGTGTAGTTTGCGTAGTTTGTATGAGACAAGCTAATTGTAGATCCGCCTGGTAATATACCTCCGTTTCCTCCTGTTCCAGTGTGATTAACTGATACTAACTCAAAATTGGTTTGATCGTATTGCATATCAACCAATACTTGACGAGTGGTGTTATTACTGTTACCATTGGCTTGAAGTACATACTCGAATGTGCCTCCTCTATCAAGAGTGGCTCCACCTACTGAGGACAGTGCTCTGAATTTAATTTGACCAAAAGAAGATAGGGACACAAATAGCCCTAAGAATAGTAAGATTTTTTTCATAGTTTAGAGTAATTTATTCACAACCTGAACGCAAGTCTTTTTTAGCGCGTTCCTCATAACGGTTGAGTTAAACTCTCCATTCTCTGAAATCAATAATGTTGATGTGGATATTTCAGAAGATTCGTCAGTTACCAACTCCTTCTTAACAACTTTGCCGGATTTGTTTATTAACTTACCGAGCATTCTAATAACTACAGTATTCTCGTCCTTGTGAAAAATAGATATATTGGTAGCAGTTTTTTGCTGATCCATATACACAATCTCCACGTCGACAAAAAGATCCGCGTCTTCTTTGTTAACTAATGAATAACCTTTATCCTGTAAAACCTCTTGAATTATATTTTTAACCCCCATCGTAAGATTGAGGTTGCCAGTCATTGGACCCATTCTTACGCTATTTTTAACAGTGTTTACTGAAAACTTACTGTTTAAGTCTTGGGATAAAACAAACAGAGGACTTAATAATAATAGTAGTAGTGTATATCGCATAAAATGGCTTTAAAGCGAAACTGCTTCAAAACCATTTATAGATAAATATATGGTGCTAGCCTATTGCTCTAAGTAATTGAGACAATTGGCCTTTTGGCATGACGCCTGCATTTCTATATAATATGCTGCCCGCTCCGTCAACGATTACTATTGTTGGAACAGAATTAATGTTGTATGTTTTAGCCATTTCTTGATCTTGATCAGCATCTAGATATGTAACTGGGATTCCTGTTTCTTGAGAAACCTGTTGAACTACTGGTTTGAACGTTTTGCAAGGCCCACACCATGTTGTTGAGAAGTATAAAACTTTTTTCATATTGTTAATTTTTAATTCGTTTTCCAAAATTTATACCAAGGCTTTTTTGGCATCTTGGGGTCCTCAAAAGGATTTCTATTATCATAAATGTTTACTATTCCGCCGTATCTTACCATCATCATTCGCATGAATAGCACGTGATATTCTTTTGGTATCTTTTCAAAATCTGCAGTTATAGTAATATCTAAATCTTGTCCCTCACCATCTCCAGTAGACAATCTTAACTTGTCTTTCATTTCAACAGTATACGTTGTTTTCATTGTGAGATACTGACCGTCTGAGACATGAAACTCTGCTTCTTTTTTCATAACACTAATATAACCTTTTTTTTGAAACTATTAATCTTTAAATTTGAAGTGCGTTAACTTCTGAATATCGTCTAAAGTGACTTTGTTGTTATTAATCCCGTCTGGCTTATTTGCGTTGTTGTCGAATACAAAAGCCATGTACTCTTTGGTCTTTTTAATATAGATCACCTTCCAACAAATAGTGGGAACCGATACTCTGCCTATTTTTTTGGCTTCTCCTATGTTGCCTGCCCATACGTGTACACTATCGTATTGTAAAGCCAAAGTTCTTGTTAAAGTTTCAAGCGTTTTCCAATCTCCAGCGTTTAAACTGTGGTATTGAGGAGACATATTAGTAAAGTAGAAACATTCTTTCTGTACCTCTGCTCCTAAACATAGGTTGTCAGCTGCAGGGCTCATATGGCCGCGATCTGTTCCTGATCCAACATAATCTTTCGCTATATCTGATTCTTCTCTGATTTGAGGATCTGGTGCGAATTGATCTTTTCTTGCTAATGGTGTAGGGCAGCCAATCTTTGCTTTGGTCGCGTACCACTCTACTAGCACTGGATACTTCTTTGATTTTGAATAAACCGTTGTGTATTCCTTGTGGTGTATTCTAACTGTGTCTTGGGCGTTTACTGTTAAAGCTAATAGTAAACAGATAAAAAATAATGCTTGTTTCATGCTTATAAATATAGACACAAAAAAAGTGGAGGCTTTTGACCTCCACTCTTAAAATCTATGATTTATGATACTATTTACCGAAGATATATCTAATACCTAATTGTGCTGTCCATACATCGAATACAGACGCATTTTTGCTATAAGTGTTCTTAATCAAACCAGTTGTACCATCAGCAAATTTTTCTGTTGCTAATTTGTAAGTTGGTTCGTTATTAACCACTGATTGGAAAGCTAAGATATTTGGATTTGTTGCTCTTTGAGAAACTCCCCATTTGTCGTTCAATAAGTTACCAAAGTTTAAGATATCAGCTCTAATTTGTAAGGTATTTCTCTTACCTTTTACATTCAAATAGATATCTTGTACAATTGATAAATCAAATCTATGCAACATTGGAATAACTGAAGCATTTCTTTCTGCGTATTGACCATTGCGAGTCTTTAAATAATCGTCTTGGTTTACATAGTTCCAGAAAGCTGCTTGTTGTTCTTCTGCGTTATAAGTTTTAGCGCCAACAGTCAAAGGAACAAATTTGATATCTGTCCATTGTTTAGGAACAAAGATTAATTCGTTACCATTAACTCTGTCGCCATTCATATCACCACTGATTGTGTAAGAGAAAGGGTTGCCCTGATTTCCTACGTATCCGATAGAGAATGAAGTGGCGCCGCCATATTTTTTACCGTATTCAATTCTATAACCCAACATACCTACTAAACGATTAGGAGATACGAAGTCAGAAGTTGAAAGAGATAAATCGTTGTTACCATTTACTGCTCTTGCAGATGTCCAGCTACCACTAGCAATTGAACCTGCACTCATATAATCTTTAGCATTTGATGTAGTCCATGCGAATGAACCAAATACGCCCTTCTTATACGGATATTCTAATTTCAATGTTAATGATTGGAAATAAGAATCATCTTTATTTGTTAATACAATACCATTTGAAACGTTATCATTTACTCTTACACCAGCATCAGTTCTTGCAAATTGATTTCTTGTGTCAACACCACTAAACTTACCAGTCGGTAAATCTAAGTTAGCATTGTAGTAATGAACTGCGTTCAAATTGCTATTGTAGATACCTTCGATAGTTCCAATGAAACCTAAAGGTAATTTTTGATCTACCGCGATATTAGTTTTCCAAACTTGTGGGAACTTATAGTTCTCGTCTGTGAAAGCTAAGTCAAAAGTTGATGGCAAAGTTGGAGTTGAAGGAATATAGTACTGACCTGGATTAGCAGTGAAACCATATTTAGTTGCGCCTTTGTTATCGCTATCAATATATCCAGTCAACACACCGTTGTTACCAACTTGATTAGAAATAAACACATAAGGAGGACGACCTGTGAATACTCCACTACCACCTCTTAATTGTGTTTTCTTATTACCAAACACATCGTAGTTAAAACCGAATCTTGGTTCCCACAATACTTGTGTTTTAGGCATTACAGATGTATTCAATTTTTCACCATTTGCGAAAGTCATTGCAGTTACTGCTGGATTTTCTAATGATGTAGGCTCGATATCAATAACTGCGGCTCTTAAACCTAAAGTTACTTTCAATTTGTCTGTCGCTTGATATTCATCTTGACCGTAAATGTCGATTCTTTGAGTCTTTAATACTTGCATTGGGTCTACTGCTCCAGGTAATGCAGAGTATCTATATTGGAAACGAGATGGTAAGTTAGTTACTGATGGTTTGCCACCGTTCGCTAAACTTTCATTCGCTGCTGCATAGAAACTTTGTAATGAACTGAAAATGTAAACACCGTTTGATGCAGGGAAGAATAAGTTGTTAGATTGATACTTCTCATAGTTTACACCGCCTGTTAAGGTGTGTTTACCAGCATACTTTGTTAAGTTGTTAGTAATATGAAAAGTATTGTAATCTAATTTATTTCCCGGAGTGAATGGATCAAAACCTACAGAAGCGTAAGTTGTTGTTCCGTTTAAGATATCAATTGTTGGAAACATTGAACTTCTATACGCTCTATCTTCAATTTGTTTATCATAACCAACTATTAAGCTGTTATGTAAAGTGTTAGATAGCTTAGAGTTCAATTCTACTACATAAGAACGAGTGTTATCCATAATGATATAACCGCTATTTGCAAATGCCATAGACAATGCTGATTGCATTCTATTACCTGCTCCCGCTGAATTAGAATTTGAAATATTGATTTCTGCTTCAGAATCGTGTTGTACATAACGAGCAGTTAATTTATGTTTGTCGTTAATATTCCAGTCAACTCTTACTAAGAATTTTTTACTTGCGTTAGTATTAGAATAGCCTTCCCACGCGCCAGTATTATAGTCGAACTTATCTTTCATGAATTTGGATAAAGTTTCCATATCAGTGTAAGTAGTTCTACTAACTTGTGTACCAGTCGCGATAGGAGAACCAGTAGAGAACCAAGTAGTTCCTGGCTCTGTTCTTTCTAATTGTTCGTAGTTACCAAAAATGAATAATTTGTTTTTGATAATCGGTGCGCCTAAACGGAAGCCACTAACTTTCTCATCGAATTTAGATGCAACTACAGGAACACCATTTGCTTTGTTACCAACGAAGTTAGAACTATTATCTCTTTGTGATTGATAATAAGAACCTTCAATTTCGTTTGTACCTGATCTTGTTACTGCGTTGATACCTGCGCCTGTGAAACCTGATTGGCGAATATCGAATGGAGCAATGTTAACTTGTAATTGCTCTAACGCATCCAATGAAATTGCAGAAGCGCCTGTTCTACCACCGGCTTGAGCAGAAGATCCTAAACCAAAATTATTATTGAATTGAGAACCATCAATAGTAAAGTTATTCAAACGAGAATCTTGCGCTCCGAATGAACTACCGTTTCCGTTTGGATTGTACTTTGTAATACCATCGATTGTTCTTGCTCCAGTAATAGGAATGTTTTGTAAATCTCTTCTACTGAATTGTTGAGATGCGCCTGTTCTTTCTTTAGAAAAAATGTTATTTCTTGAAGAATTAACCACTACATCTTTAAGAGCGACCTTTTCGTCTACTAATAATAAGTCTACGTTAGAAGTCACACCCAATAAAGTGTTCACATCTTTTACTTCTCCCATTTTATATCCTACGTATGTAGCGTGGATAGTATATGGACCTCCTACTCTGATCGCAGGTAAAACGTACACTCCCAGTTTATTTGTAACTGTTTTGTACTGCGTACCTGTCGGAACGTGGATAGCGTGGATTGTTGTTCCAGCTAACACTTCTTTCTTTTCGTTCTTAACTACGCCTGAAATGGAGGAAGAGGTAATTTGACCAAATCCTACCAAAGCAAACGCAGAGAGAACTAACGATAAAATCGTTTTTTTCATGTTTGTTGTTTTTTGTTAAAAAATAAAAAACGCGGGGTCATTTGGACCACCGCGTTCTTGTATGTTGATAAAGAGTTAGATCGCAATTGCAATCGGTATTGAGAATTATACGTATTTATTTCGTATGGTATATTCATATATTTTCGTAACACAACGGAATGAAATCCGCTACCTTTATAAATATTTTAAGGATCTGTTTAACACTTCGTTAACAATAAGTTAACTTACTCTGTTTCACTTAAAAGATAATTTTGAAATTGCTTTGCTGCTTTTGGATTAACTTCTTCCAAATGATTTAAAGTCATCTCGTATTGACCATTTAATGTTTGTATTTGAAAAACTTTTGTTTGTAAACTGTCAATAACTTTTTCTTGTTTTACTACGGCTGTTTTTAACTCTGTAATTTTTGCGTTCTGAGTGTACATCGTGTATAGAAATAATCCTACACTGAATGTCGTCAGAAGTGGTTTAATGTACTCTTTCATTTCTTTGTGTTCTTTTTTTATTTGCTTTATCTATTAAAATTACCCATATTGTTGCGATAATGCTGGTAGGAATTAGCATCAATCCAAATATTATAACTGCATCGTTCATAATTTTTATAAATTAAATTTGTTACCTATAGAAATATTATTCATAAGACCAAATTTAGGATTAGTGTTTATATTACCTCTATAAGCAACTAACAAAGTAAATCTTTTTGAAAATTTGTATCCAAAAGAAGTTCCTACTAGTGCGTTAAAAGTAGGATCTGTTTTTTTGGTTCCCAATCCGATATCCCAATACATGTGAGAATAACTTAGTAATACGTCAGGAGTTACTGTAAATTTGCCAGTTCCGTATGTTCTGTTTAAAAATAGCATTGCTGATGGTGCTCCTGTGTGCATTGGAGGCATGGTATCTGTTATCTTACTAAAAGTAGAAGATACATTGAATCCAAATCCTTTATTCCATTTACCTTTATATAATTTTACGTAGGTTAGTGTTGTTGTCCTATTCGTGCTAATTTCAGTAAAAGAAAGAAATAAATTATTGTTTCCTTTTGCAAAAAATCCAGAAACACCCTTTTGAGAACCGTCTGTGGATAAAAATCCGTTACCTCCGTAAGAATAGACTCCGTTTAAAGATTGTCTTCCTGCGCCGATAGAAACTGCTTGTAACCATCCGCCTACGTAAGTAGGTTTTTGTAAGAATACAAAATCTGATGATGTTAGAAATGCATTCGTTTTAACTACAGATCCTTTTTGACCAGGGGGAGGCGGCGGAGGTGGCTGTAAATTATTTACCTGCATTTGCATTTCTCTATTTTTTGAGTCTTGAGAAAACAAGATTGTCGGTAATAACAATAATAGTAATAGTAATTTTTTCATGTTTTTTATTTTAATCCCACCAATTTCTAAGATCCGTTCCATCGAATTCTTCCCAGCTGGTAAATTTGTTTCCTTTAATAATATTCCACAACTCTTTCCACTCCTTCTCTTCTAACTTACGAGCGGTCTTAAATACTTTTCTACCGTGTTTCTTTTCTTCTGGCGTGTCGTTGTCTATTAACTCGTAATTTCCGCCTTCTAATTTTTTCCAGTTTTTTTCGTCTAAAAAATTTGTGTAGTTTATTGGTCCCAACTCGGCTTCAACTCTTTCTAAGTAATCATCGTCCAATTTGTGTTTAAGTAACTCTATTGCTCTACGTATTTGTTTTACTTTTACGTTTCTGGTTTCTGCTACTTCCATCCCTTTCTTACTCATGCCCTCTTCCATAATAACCAAAGATCGGTAAAGTATTTCTAAAGTAAAAGTGTAATCCCACCAATCGTGGCTGTACAGCTCTTTTCTAAATTTCCAAATGTTCTTAAAAAAAGTTGGTATACCTCTTCTAAAAAATTCCCATATTTTGTATCTTAAACTCATGCTAATTGTAAATTTCGTAATCTGCGCTCTCTGGTCAGCTGCTTTACGTGGGTGTATAAATCTAATGTAGTACCGTCGAAGTCTTCCATAATCAGCTCTAATTCATCACCAGATATACCGAAAGTGCCTTTAAAGTCCCGCTTCATCTTTCTTAAGATTTCTTTCTCGTCTTTAGCGTAATCGTCCATCAATCTTTTCCATCTGGCTCCGAATAAACTTCTGTGCTCTAATTGATCTTCGTAGAATCTTATGTCTTTGATTCTATCCTGTAGAAGATAAGTTTCCATTTCTGCTTGATAATAGTAATCAGAGTGTTCGTAATCACCGTTAACTATCTTATCGTACAGAGGAGATCTTTCTGGTAAAGTCTGTCTTGATTCGTAGCGTCTCCACCACACAAACTGACTGTATCTCTTTGGAATCAACTTCGATAGTTGTTCTTCTAAAAACGCTCTGGCTAATTTTGTTGCTATCATAACTTTTATTTTAACATGTCGTAATGTCTTGGATAGATGTGGAGATTCGTGATCATCCATGTCATTTCTCCTACTGGAATATCTAACTGAAACGCTACCATCTCCATAAGCTTGGCAAATGTGTACTGATCGTTGCAGAATCCATATACTAAGTCGATAGATCTTGCGAATACAGTTAAATGTAACTTATCGTCTTTAATATAGAAGTTAAGTACATCGTTACATGGTGTATCGTACTTGTATCTGTCTAATTCGTTGATATCGTAATGTACAACAATTGCTCTTCTTGTTTCTTTATTAGTTTTGAGTTCTTGTATTACTCTTGATAGTTGATAGTTCTTGTTCCAAAAGTAACCGTAGTTAGAGTTAACTTCTGTTGTGCCTTCTACCATCATCTGTTTCCATATCTTAGCACGCTCTGCTATTTCACTAGCGTCACGATCTCCTTTAAGGTACCAATTCCATTCGTACTCAGCATAGTCTTCGTTGAACTTACGTTGAGGTGTGGTAACAGTTTTGTTACTTACGTCTTGTAGTGTAAATGAAACGTTGAACTTAGCTTTAGTACCAGCGAATGATTCTCCGTTGGCGTTAATGTCGCTAAATAGCAATTCGAATGCGTCTGTGGCGTTTTTATATAACATGTTTGTCTACTTGTATAAATTTAGATAAAAATATAACAGGCGATATGTCTCTGTAATCTTCTAAGTAAACTACTCGACTAATACCTGATTGGATAATCAATTTACAACAATTTTGGCACGGAGATAAACTTAAGTATAGGGTGCTACCGTCTACTGCGTTACCGCTTTTGGCCGCTTTTAAAATTGCGTTCATTTCAGCGTGGATAACTTCGTCTTTGGTAACATTATTTTCTTCACAAGCATTGTCCATTCCAGCTGGGGTGCCATTATACCCAAAACTTATTACGTTACCGTCCTTCACCAACACTGCACCTACTTTCGATCTGGTGCAGTACGATAAAGTTCCTATCTCTTTAGCAATGTTGATAAATACTTCGTCTAATTTTAGTTGTTTATTCAAGTTCTACGTTTAATATTTTATTTATTTTGATACTTGTCCAAGATAAAACATATTAGTTAGTGCTCTTTTAACCTCTTCATATCTTTCTATCTCACCCAATTCAGACAAAATTTCATCGGATATAACATCAATTACGTGATTATCTAACATTTCGCCGTTATAACCGCCATGTATCATTTCGCTTTTAAGATTATGGTATCTTTTTGCAATTTCCATTAAATTATTTTCCATATTATACGTTTAATGTTTTATAAACCGGTTGATCCGAATCCACCAGCTCCACGCTCTGTGTTTCTATCTGGTAACTCTTCTAATACGTGTACGTCCATATAACTTACTGGAATCAAAATAAACTGTGTTAGCTTTTGTCCTGGTTTAATAGTCGTATGAGATCTTCCTACATTGATTAGATGCAGATGAATTTCTCCTTCGTAGTCTTCGTCTACTACGCAAGCACCTACTGATAAATTTTGTTTTGTCGCAACTCCTGATTTGTTAAACGCGATTAATGCATAACCTGATGGGACGTGCGCTCTAATACCTGAAGGAATTAAAACTGATTCTCCTGTGTGGATAGTCGTTTCTTGAAAATCTTCTGGTACGTAGAAGTCGATACCTGCTGAAAGGTTAGTTCCTCTACTTGGTGTTTTTACGTTTCTTGTCTTCTGAATGTTCATTCTGTGCATTGTTTTGAAAGTCATTTAGTGATGCAATGTATGCAACTAAATCTAAATAATTGTCTTCTTTGTAATTATAAGATGCTCTTGATAACTTTAGGGCCATCATACAGTTATACATGTCAACTGTAGTGATTTCCTTTCTTGATAATAGAGACGCAATCTTGGCAGCTTCTTGCATGCCTTCTTGAAAAGGACCGTAAAGTCGCTCTTTTTCTTCGTTTCTTTCGAATACGATTTCGTTTGCTTTTAATAGTATATTCATGTAGTAAATATAATTGATCTATTTGAGATATTAAAATCCACGTTCTAAGTCTCTCATATCTCCCCAAACTCTTTGGGAATCAATGGCTTTCATATCGATATCCACCACTCTTTTTTCTATTTGAGCATCGGCACCAACGTTTATAAAATAAGCACCTGGTTTTCCCTTTGTTTTAAATGCTTCGAACGCTTTTGCATCGTAAGTAGCCGTGGTAGGAAATGGAGGTAATTGATCTGGTCTTACTGGTTTTAAAAATGGTATAGTTGCGCTTTCTATAATTGCTCTACCGATTTCACCTTTCTTTAAATTTCTCGCAACAGCAATACCGTAAGCTGCAGCGTTTGGCCAACCGATTTGTAAACCTCTAGTCATAGTGCCTGTTGATACTGCGCACCAAAATTCTGGTGGCTCAGGTAAACTATTTGCAAAATTGACAATTCCTGCTGTTACGCCTGGCATACCTGATAATCCGAAAGTTAGGTACTGCGCTCCGTACTTCTCTGCCCACTTCTTTGCATAAATGTTAATAGTTGGCATCGCAGGAGTTTTAACGAATCTTAAGTCAGCTCCATACGCTTTTACGACTGCTTGGTGTTTTGATACCTCTTTAGAAGCTGGTGCAAAGAACACCGATTTCTTACCGTACAGCTGTGCTAAATTAGCGATTGCTTCTGGAGCGTGACCGACTCTTGGAGCTACATAAACGAAAGTATCTTTAGGACACTCAGCAATTACCTTCTCTGCGGCAAATGCTTTGAATCCTGCTAAAGATAGATCGCATCTGATAATAAATTTATCTTCGAATGGCTCAACAACTACTTTAGGCATTTTCGATACAAAATCAGTACCGTACATGTCTAAATAATATTGTTTCGCTTGTTCAACTGTCATCCCGGCTGGGATGTCTTTGTTGGACCTATCTTCTGTTACTTCATATTGCATAACTTTTTTTTATTTATTTTTTTCTTTCTTCTGAAGTTCCTTACTTAAGTTGCTAATAGGAATAGGTGTTCCTACAGGGTAAGGGAATCCTTCTTTAGCGGCTGTTACAGATGTCATTCCTGATTCAACTGGAACTGCTTTACGTAATGGAACCGCTGCTTCGTTAAGTGGTCCGTATACTTTTGCTAATACAATACCAGAAGCTGTTGTATCAAAGATAATACCAGGCATTGCGAACATGTTAC